GACGGGTGCTGACTGGTCCGTGAGGGTAAACGTGAACCATTCTCCATTGACATTCATCCACTCAGTTGAAAGCACCCATGCTGTGCACATTGCGCCCTCTGGAAAGATTTCCTGCTGGACGTGGTGCAGCATCTCAGCTACGGGTGTACGTTCTGGTTCGTTGTCCATGCCTCCATCATAAAGACATGGTGTGCCTATCTGAACAGGCTTGAGGCTCCCACAACAAGTCCGATGACCAATGCGCCTACGGTGCGGACAATCCACTCAGAACGGGATTCTAGACGGCTCACTCGATCGTCCAGGTGTCGGCGCTCGGCTGTATAGGTCTCACGTCGAACAAACTCTTCCTGCACCCTAATGGGTATGTCTTTTACGTCCTGTGCAAGTTCGTCCAAGCGTCGCATAATTTCGGTTAACGTAGGTTCACCTTGGGACATAACCGATACCGTATCTTGTATCGCTCGAGTTGAGCCAGTTGTAAGTCACCATGAGCACAGACCCTGCTCCGGCATACAAAGCCGCTTTCAATGATGTCTCTGAGTAGTTCCCTGCAGTCAGGATGGCTCCGATAAATGTAACAATAAAGATACGCATAAGGCTTCCAGCAGCTGCTGTGAATTGCGTTATTTGGTCATGGCTCATGGCTTTTTGGATGCTACTTTCTTTGCTGGTGGTTTTGCGTTGATGATGGCATCAGGATTGTGGGTCTTGTTGTCGTACAGGAATGGTGATGTACGCATTTCGAGGTGTAGGTGTGGTCCCTTAGCGTTGCCTGTTGAGCCGATGTAGCCAAGGATTTGGCCTGCCTCGACCTTGCCTTTACTGATTACCTCGAGGTTCACATATGACATGTGGCAATAGGCGGTGTGGACTGTACCTATCGGTAGGCCCTCGGTTTCGATAATGACGTGGATACCGTAGGCGAGTCCCCAGCCACCCATGCGATTAGCGTGGACTACTTTGCCCCCTGCTACTGCATAGATGGGTTCTCCGGGCTTCCCTGCATAGTCTGTGCCCGTGTGGTGACCTGCAGCCCAAGCGCCCTTAGTGCCGTAAGCACAAGTGACCTCGCCTGTCTTTGTCGGTTTATGAAATGGCATGATTTTCCTTTTCTTTAGATGCTATCTGCTGATGGGCATAGACCAAGTGACACATCAAATGTGCCCTTACCTGTTTGAAGCGTAAAGTTTTCAACGAAATAAGTATCTGTGCCTGTGCCAATGTCTGACGGTATTGGAATGGTAACCTTTGTGCCACAAAATACTTGCGCTATTTGTGATCGTATTGTGTTGGTCATGTTTGGATTATGCAGGCTCAGTGTGACGTCGTTTGGACGCCATACTGGGGATTTGAATGCAGCAATGTATGTCTGTGCAATGGTTAGCGCATCAGCAGTGTTTTGTAGGCGTGTGTCCCGTGTTCCTGCACGTTTACCGAATTTGCCGATAGATGTTGAGTCACTAGCTGTGCGAGTTCCGCCGACCCATTTGACGCTGCAATCGTTGCCTATTGCTGTGATTGATTTGTTGAATGAAATGTTGGACATGATGTCATCATTTGTCAGGGTGATGGCGGTGCGGTTCTGCCGGTCTACACGGCGATCGTAATAGATTGTTCCGTCTGCTTTTTCGTAGAATACTCCACCAGCACTATCTGCGGTATATCGAATGATGTCACCAAGATTGTCTGTCGCCACTGTTGTGAGTGATCCAATCGTGGCGCCACCAGTTTGTGGGATTGTGCTAGCGCTGTATGTAACTGAGCCAAGGTTAGTCATTTGCCAATTGCTCATCATGCTGAGAATCTGTTCACCTGCAGGACCAACAGCATAGGTTGCTGGTGTGACCGTGTTCCAGTCGATTGTGGCTAAGTGTGCGACGGCCGTGATGCTGTAAGTCGGTATGCCATTACCATTCCCGAAATTGCGGTACGAGAACGTAATGTCAGTAATAATGCCGTAGAACAGTGTTACACCCAGGACTGTTTCTGTGCACTTAATAATCTCACCAATGTTTGGTGGCGTGTAGCTCGAGCCTGTACCCCAATTTGTGACTTGTGCGTTAAGCACTCGAGGTGTGGGCTGAGTGAATACATCTGTGCGACCGCCATAAATGTTGATTGAATCAATCTCAGCCCAATCATCAAGGTTTTGTGCAGCTGTAAACAAACTGAATACAGGTGTGTAAGCGGTCATGCAGACCAAACTTTCTTATTAACGACAACATTGCCTGTACGTAAGCTCGAACCTTGCAATAGTTTCTCAATCTGTCTACGCACAGCCTCAGGATCAAGCGCACCATTCACATTAATTACAGTGCTATTCCCTGCCATTGCTGGCTGCATCTTTGCCCCACCACCAGGTGTGATGTAACTAGACCAACTAGCCCCACCACCGCCACCATTACCAGTGCCATTACCACTGGTCAATGGTTTGACGTTTTCCCATTTTCTGGTCTTAGGGTTGAATTTCTTTTTAGGTCCAAATACTGTGTTGCCGGGATCCGTGAAACTTCCCCACCATTTGCCTGCTTTACCTACAGCGTTATTTACGGCAGTGATGGCATTAGCAAATGTAGTAAGTGCTCCAGCGATTGTTTCAAGTGTGGACTGGCTTTTACCTGCTTTGTCACTACTCAGCGATTTGAATAAGTTTTCAAATGAAAGAAACATTGTTTTGATTGCTGCACCAAGTTTGGCTGCAGGTGAATTTTTATCTTTGGCGATGCCATCAAAGCCTTGTTTAACTACGCCCAAAAATGGGATGACTTTAGTCTTAACGTATTTGAGAAGTGTGCCAAGTTTAGGCAGAATCTTGTAGCCCACTGATTCTTGAAAGTTAGTCCAAGCAATGCTCAACCCATCTACTGCACCCTGATAGGTGCCTGCCTGTGCTTTACCGCCACCACCAGTTGTCTTAGCGAGTGTCTTGAGCAACTGATCGAACGTCATGGTCTTGAGTTTGGCTTTATCAATGCCTAGACCTAACTTGCCAAGTGCAGTGTTGGATCCTAGATACGCTTTGGAAAGTGCTGAAACAACGGAGTCAAGCGACTTTCCACTAACAGCACTGACATCGATTGCTGTACGAATAAGTTTCTGTGACTTACTGACCGATTTTGTAGCAATAACTAACTTGCCAAATGCTGGACGTAACTTGTCGTCCACAATGTTGTACTGCGATTCGAGCGCACTGATGGTCTTTTCCGAGTCTTTGAGTAGTCCCTTGCGAGCCTTGGCATTATTCTTGATGGTCTTAGCCAATAGCACCTGTGACTTTTGGTCCTCGAGCGCAGCCGTAATCGCAGACTTACCAAACAACAGCGCAGCTGCACCCATCGCAGCAAACGATGCGGCAACAGCAGTTCCCAGCACCTTGACGCCATTCTTGAAGCGTTGCAGGTTCTTCTCTGCAGACTTTAGCGACTTGGCAAAGTTCTTTGTATTTGCGCTCAATCCAATACTGATTGAACGGCCGATGCTACCTGCCATATTTACCCCTTAGCCAGTCCTGACAAATTTCCTGCACGCTCGATTCCCATGCTGCAAATGTAGGTGCCATGTAGCGATCACTGGCAGCCTTAGTCCATCCGGGCTTGACCACGTTCTTAGGCCAGGTAACTTCGGCGCCTCGTGACTTGTAGCGTCCTGATTGGTCTGCAGTGCCAGCCTGACGGCGATAGACGCCCACAATAGTGCCATAGCGGAGCATGTTAGTGCTCGCCTGTATGCGCTTACCCTTTGTGCGTTTTGTCGATGCTTTGCCTGTGATAGGTCCCTGCATGCCCATCTCAAGATGATTGCCATAGTACGGTGCACGGGACTTACCAATAATGACCTTGGGGATACGGTCACCAGCTGAACGCACAGACTGCGCCAATGTAGGACCGACAGTAGGAGCATGCCTCAAAATCTCAGCAATAACAATTGGCTTGATGATGGTGTCAGCAATCACTCGAGCATCACTACGTAAAGCCTTGTTTGCTTCCTTAGGCAAATCCTTAAGTGCACGGAGCACAGCAAAGAATTCATCAGGATCAATCTCAATCGCAGAACCAGAGCGATAGTTGATGCTACGACTAGGTGCTGCCATCCCTTTGCTCCTTAAATAGTTCGTTGAGTGTTGCTATGTCTTGCCAATCAAGTTCATCCCAATCAAGCCGGACAACCCCATTGACAGCGAAGATTAATCGCTGTCGCTGGAGGCTTCCGGCTGGGTGGGGTTTGTGTCACCATCACTGAAATCATCAATGCTGTCCAAACTGTCTAGCCAAATTTCGAACGGTACATTAGTGCCTGCTCGAACTAGCGCAGCCCATGTCAATACGGCAAGGTCCTCAAGACCGATGCGCATGTCATCGCCTTGCCATAGATCACTGAACTTTTGTTTGGTGTGACGTTCCCACTTGATGAAGTCTGCTGGCAAAGTGGTGACCTTGCCAGCGACCCCAGCATGTGTGTAAGAGATTTGGATTTTCATCCGAGGCTTCTTTCTGCTACACGGTGGTAGCGGTTACTGTTCCATCTTCGACAACGAATGACACTGATGTGGTGAGTACATCGTTTGCAGCTCCACCGAGTGGTGGGAATGCTGGGAAGATGCTCATGGTGTAGACCGTTGCTGTACCCGAGACGCCTTTCACCTTGAGGATTGCGGTAATGGCTGTGTCTGGTGCAGTGTTGGCTAGGTTCCAGAGAGCCTTGCAGACGCTGTTAGATGTTGTGCCTGTGCTGGTGCTTGTCCAGTCCTGATACAACTCGACATCGAGTGTGCCTGACTTGGATACGGTCTTGTAGGCACGACCTGACAGGGCTTCAATAACCTGCTGGTCATTCTCGACCGTTAGGGTGGCTGATGCTGCTACGTCGTCGTAAACAACTGAGTTGATGGTCAGGGTAAGGTCATGACCGTGTGCGTAAATGAGAGCCATAGCCCTACTCCTTTGTTGCAGTTAGTGTGAGTGTTACTTCCGTGGACAGGCAATCAACTGGACCGTTCTGTACGAGTCCAGGCTGACTGAATGTGCCTATCTCGACGCCTGCAGGCAGAACGTCAAGAAACTTTGAGATTAGTGTTTCGAGATTTGCGATTGATGCTTCGTTATCAATCATGGCTACCATGAGTGTGCACTTGAATGACAGGCTGAGTCGGTTCAGCGAGAAGCTGGGAAACTCGATGTATGGCTGACCTGGTATCAGCACAATGCAGGGCACGGGCATGTTTTCTTTCGGCTGTGCAAAGACAATGTAGCCTGAACCTTCGAGGGCTGTGGCTAGTTCTTTGCGTGATTCGGTGATGCTCATCCAATCATCGACTCCACATCACGGTAGCGTGAGATTAGACCAGTTACTCTGGTCAGAATGGAGCGTCCCATGAGGTAAGGTCCGGGCTGGAAGTCGATGCCCTGAGCCTGTCCACCGGGCACAGTCCAAGCGTTAAATACATCTACTGCGATCATCATTGCTGCAGTGCGTACAGCCACAACCGAGTCGTAGACTGCTGCGGTTGATAATGCTGCGTTCCCCATTGGGGTGTAGTAGTGGGTAACCACATCTGCATGGGTAATGGCACAGTGAAAGATAAAGTCGCTGGCATCACTAACGGTGTATGTGCCATCATAATCCGTTCCTGTCACGACGACTGATTGACCGACAGCAAAACCGTGACGGCGTACTGTGTAGAACGATACAAAGTTATTGCTCACTGCTGCATGAGTAACACCAACAGCGTGACTTTCCAAGAGTGGCTCGAGGACACTTTCAGCGGTTTGAATAATGTCGTCGAGTTGAGCATCAGGGTATAGGTCACCTACACCTAGAGCAGTCTTTAGCTCGGTGATGGTGATGTATGCCATGAGGACTCCTTAAAGGGATTGGGCGGGGCCCAAAGAATATGAAATCGGGCCCCAACCCAAACTGTGTGACAACTAAGCCACGTTGAACTTGCGAACGCCTGTAGCCTTCTTGACTGCGATGCCCATGTAGCCGTAAAGACCAACCTGAACTTCACCAGTGCCAATGACATTGACTTGTAGACGAACCTGTGGAGATTCGTAAACAGTGACAGCGCCCGGAACGATGAGGTAAGCCGAGTTATCGATGAGACCAGAAACGGTGATATTAGGATCAACGTAAAGGTTTGTACCAAGGACGTTGCCAGTGATTGAACCAATGGCAGCCTGACCAGCGTTGTTCTGTGGATTTGATGCGTTGTACAACGGACGGCCCGTCGTATCTGCGTAGCCCATGATTGCAGCCCACTGGTCTGTGGAAACAACAAGGTTAGATGCATATTCGGAAGTGCCCTTGAATGCTGCAGCACCCTCAACGGCGATGAATGACTGCAAACCTGCAGCATCACCAGTTGTTACTGTTGCAGTCGTTCCACCAGATACAAATGCGGCGATAACAGCGTTATCAGTCGCCTTTGCGTATGCCTTGCCCATTTCTGAGATGAGTGCATCGTAGAATGCTGGGTTTGAACGATCTAGAAGTTCAAATGACACAGTGTTCTGTGCAGCGTACTTGCTGATGGTCACGGTC